TCCCAACTCCTAGCGCACCATATTTCAGAAGGTCTTTCATACCATTTTGCACCTTGTTTTACCGCGTTGAGCAATGCCATCCGCGCGCGCAGACACGGAACCGCCAGCAGCCATGCGGACTATAGCGCCCCTAGTCTTGCCACGCTTTTCGATGCCACCACCCTTTGCCAAATCTGTTGGCGTTGGAAGTTTACGATAACCACCTCCTCCAAGATATTGGTATGGGTTCGGCAACGGACCTGCATCTTGGTACTTACTCTTTTTAGGATCGTCCTTTGGTTTACCCATGTATGGAAGCTTAACTATCTTTGGACCGGGTAAATTACCACCACCAGTAAAGCGCTTAACCTGTTTGTGATTTTTTATATGGCCGCCTGCACGGTTGTATTCGTATGCTTCAAAATTAGCATCTGACTTTCTAGCAGCCTTTTCCTTTTCACCCACCACATCTCTTTGTGGCGATTCCTTACCCATTCCATGAAGCTCATGTGCCTTAAAATCAGCATCAGAGGCTTTTTTTGGCGCTGCCGCCTTTGGCGCTGCCATATTTGCGCGATACGATTTACCGCGCCAAGTAAATAATTCTTTATTCGGATCACGGTCTTCTAGCATTGCGCGATTACGAGCGTCTTTAAACGCCCGCTCAAAAGTCACTCCACCTTTTTGATAGGCTTTCACATCACCTCCGTGTCGTTTTCCTACGTACTTATTAAGATGGGCATATGGCATGTCCATCTTGCCATGTTTAGTATCCTGCCTATTGATAAGCGCTTTTATATTTGAACCCCCTGCCTGCATCCCACGCGCCCGACGCTGCTCAGACAGCGCAATTGCCATTGCCTGTTTTGGGTTAGTGACCTTTTGCCCGGACGAAGACCTGAGCGAACCAGACCCGAATTCACCCATTACCTTGCGGACCTTATTCTGGGCGTTCATAAATCAACACCTCCAAGCCCGTAGCGACTTATTTATCCGGCTGTTAGGATCATTAGCTGTCTTCGCTGAAGTCAGCTTCCTCTTCATACCTTTCATACGCGCGCAGAAGCTGTCTCTCCGAGGGCCTCCTTCTGGTTGCGGCCTTTTCAAACCGGGCTTGCCGGGATTGGCGCGGTTGTACGAAGCCCTCCCCTTCGCGTTCAACCCACCTGCTGGATTCTTTCCTTCTGCTCTTTGCCATGCTGGTGATTTAGCCACTAGGCAGCCTCGCTCATAGTTGCGTCAATGGGTTTTAACATCGGATAAAGAATATCTTTGCCGAAGTTAGATTTGTATTCATGGATGCCCATGTGACCAAGCTCGATGGTCGGGTCAATCCACACCGTAAATCCTGCTTCCTGCGCCCGGTCGCAGAAAAGGAAATCCTCTCCGATATAGCCCTCCGGCGTAACTTTGAAGTCAAAGAAGCTGTAGAGCATTTCGTCAGAGTTGGTGTCCTTGTGCCGCCACTCGGGATGCATCTCGATGAGCTTCTGGAACACCTGCTTCTGAATCATCATAAACCCGGTCGCAATCCTGCGCGCCCTCACCAGCCCCATCGAGTCCATGTAGATGTTGTCCGCATCGCCTTCCAGCGACAGGATGTACACCTTGCCTTCCTTGCGGGCTTCGTATGCGCCACCGATAATCGGCTTTGTCTGGTTAAACGCAAGAAGCCGGATCACCGCCTGCGGGTCAAATGTCATGTCCGAATCAATGAACATCAGGTGGTCGCAATCCGACTGAACAAACTGATGCGCGATCATGTTCCGGGCGCGGGAAACCACTGAGCAACCACAAATGCTGTTTACTTGAATATGAATCCCATGCTCCAAAACCTGCTGCCCCAGTTTCATCAACGACACTGCCATCCGCAACCCAACCTTGTGGTCGTAAGCCGGAAGACCGAGCATCAGCTTCTTGCCCGCAAGATCGTAGCTTTTTTGGTTTTGCATTTTTATCCGCAATAAAGAGTTGCTTTGGTGATTTGAGTAAGAACGACAACACCAAAATCAGACGCGGCTGAACGCCCAACAAGAATGCCATTACCCGGAATCATCATGGAAGATGCTACAGCCGCCGATGCCGGAGTATCCACGGTAAGGATATTGGTCCCTGAAGTGGAATTGATGGTTACCGCAAAAGACCCGGCAGATGCAGCTCCTACAAAATTCCAACCCCGAATCCGTGTGCGCGGCAATGCAAGATTGACAGCATAGCCAACAGACAGAGTAGAAGCACCAGAAGTGCCGCTGGGGGTAATGCTGGTAATGGACGACCAATAATTCGTAGTCGTAACCGTAGCCGAATTGCCACCCGCGATGGTTTCCGTGGTTCCTGCCCCGGTCTGGCTGCCCACAATCGAACCAACGATGGTGTAGGTAACTCCCGAAAGGTCACCCACCGAAGTCAGCGTAACGCGATAGCCGCTGCCGTTTAGCGCCCCTGCCGCTATGAAAGTGGTTTGAAGCAGGGTAAGCGCCGACGCAGTGTGCGTAGCCGCCAAACGAAAGTACGTGGCGTTTGCTGTCCCGGCAGGGTTTACTGCCCAGATGTCGCCATCAATCATAACGCTCTCCTATTAGGAGTCAGCAAACGGAGTAGCAACAACGCCCGAACCGAGCACAACGCCGGTAACCATGTACTTCAACGCAGCAATTGCGACGATTTGAACCCACGTACCAGCAATGCCGCCGGTAGTGCTGCCATTAAAATTAATAAAGTCGTTGGTAGCACCAGAAACAAAACCGACAGCTGCGTTTGAAGAGTCGGTATCAATGGACAGAACAGAACCAACGTATTTGTCGGTTGCATCCGTGCCGATCTTCAGGGAAGACGTAGCAATTGTGGTGGGAACCCAAATGGTATAAACAACGCCCTGATTGTTGTTTGTATTTGGGTCATTACCCGGACCGGCGATAGGATCGTTGGCCGTCGTATTAATGGTCGGCAACGTCAGCGTCACGTTAGAAGCCAGCGTGCCGCCAACCGCAATAATGCGGCCACCATGTGAAGTAGGAGAAAGGGTCGTATTGGCCGTAATCGTTACGACAGCAGAGGGGCCTTGCTGAAAAACGCCCCCAAGTGAACGAATTGGGCCGTCAAAAGTTGAGATTGCCATATATACCTCGCGTTGTAGCGCATCCCCGCGTCGTCTCTACAAAGTCTGCTGGGCCAGTCAACGCAGGTAAAAAATCCCAGTCCAAATTGTAAAGCGGGGGGCCGTAACCCCCCGCTCCTAGTGCTTAAGACGAACCAGACGTTCCCCACATGCCAAGGGGGTCCGACCAGCCAAAGCTGTAACGCTCGCGGGCCTTGTAGCGGACGTTGCCGGTGTCGAAGTCTCCATCCATTCCGTTTTGCAGCGGAACACGGACAAAGTGCTTCATGCCATTCGGTACATCCGTGGTAAGGAACCACGCATTGGTATCAGTCAAGAAGTGATTGACTGTGCAGCCTTCCGGAATCGACCCCATCGCCTTGATGGCGTTGATGTCGTTGTTGGTCGTGCCGACACGAAGTTCCGTATCCAGCAGGCGCTTGGCAACGAACATCAGAGCAGGTGGGATCACCATCTTACGCGGCTTGGCAGCAATGAGCAGACCACGCTCATCTGTCCACGCTGCAATCTGAATGACCGCAGCTTCCAGCGACGTTTCGTTAAGATCAACGTCGGTTGTTGGACGGTTGGGGTTGGTGCCACCAGAAACCAGAGGATGCGCCGTACTGAACAGGGCCACACCATCACCACCCGTATAGGATGAACTGAAGCCGTTGTTCAGCACCGTTGCACCTTTGACCTGCTTGGTGTACGCCATTGCACGGGCCAGCGCTTTTGTATAACGAGACGACAGGCTGTCATACAGGTTGTCCTCAACCGCCTCTTCGGTGATCGAGAAGCCCAGAGCGATGGTTTCGTGGTTGTAACGAGCGGTCCACGCTTCCTGCGCGTTGTCGTAAGAGATTGCAGTGCCTTCCGCCTTGACGGGGGCAGCGCTGAAACCGGACAGCTTGGTTTCCTCTTCAAACGAACGCTCGGAGGTTTCGGTCTCGTAGATCTCCTTATGCTCTTCGCCATAACGAGCATATTCCATGCCAAACAGCGCATTCAGGCCGGGGAGAAGTTCTTTAAGAAGTTGTGCGCGACTAATAGCCATGTGTCATTCTCCTTTAGATGCCCGCGCTGCCGCGATACATATGGACACCCGAATTCCAGATCACCAAAACTTCAGTGAAGGAACTAAGAGAGTTTTTAGTATCTTGAACGACATCGACGATTTTGAGCGGCAGCGTAGTTGTCACAGCCGTGGTCGAAAGGACCGCAAGCTTGCTGTCACCCGTGATGGTGCTGCCGATGTTGTTTACCAGCGGCACGTTACCGCCCACCAGACCAGCACGATCTTTGCCGCTGATTGTCGTGGTAGCGGAAACAACTGCAACCTTCATCACCACATCCGGATCATCCGCCACATAGGCATAGATCGCATCCGTGCCATCTACCGTGCCAGTTGTGTTGGCTGGATAGAATTGGGAATACACTCGTTGGCTCAACGAATTGATGTAGGTACAACCCATAAAAACACCAGCTACTTGAACCGGAGCATCGGTGCTGATTGCCGCCGTGCCCCAGACTGTGCCAGCCGCCGACATGGACACGGCATCACCAAAGAAAATGGCGGTAGCGTGCGCA